CTTTATGGGATATCTGAAAGGGAAAAGCAGTCTGATGCTTTACGAGCAGTTTGGTGATTTGAAATTCAAGTACAGGAACAGGGAGTTCTGGTGCAGAGGGTATTACGTCGATACGGTGGGTAAGAACACGGCGAAGATACAGGATTACATAAAGCACCAGCTTGAAGAGGATAAAATGGGAGAGCAGTTATCGATTCCCTATCCGGGCAGCCCGTTTACGGGCCGTAAGTAACGAAGTTGGATGCAAATGTCAGATCGTGTGCGCCTGTTAGGGCGCGGCTGGTAAGAGAGCCTTATAGGCGCATTTGAAAAACCTCCGGCTATGCCGGAGGATATTTATTATTGTTGTCAGCTTCCGGATAACGGGAGACGGGGTATGTACCAGATGGAAAAAATCACAACAGGTGTGTCATACACCACGTCAGCGGTGGGAACGGGCTACTGGTTCCTGCAGTTGCTGGACAGGGTTTCCCCGTCTCAGTGGGCGGCAATAGGCGTGCTGGGAAGTCTGCTGTTTGGGCTGCTGACATATCTGACTAACCTGTATTTCAAAATCAGAGAGGACCGGCGTAAGGCCGCCCGGGGAGAGTGAATAATGAACCATGAAGAAATGAATCAGCGCTTCAGTCGCCTGGAAAATGAAATTGCTGAACTGAATAAAAAACTGTCGACGCTGATGCCTTCTGAAGATGAAAAAAAACGCCGCGATGAGCAGTTTGCTGCGTTTGACGATTATTGTCGGAAAGTGATGAGCAAAAATCTCGCAGAGTGTTTCAGTATTCATAATGATAATTTCAGTGAGCTGGAATGGGAGTGTAACCGGCCATCCTTTGTTGTATCCGGTGATGCCGGGAAAATAACCATCTCAGAAAATGGGAAAGTAACACCTCCATCGCACCAGCACAGTGAGGAGCTCATTGAATTTGCCATTGATTACCTGAAGAACAATAAAAAGCAGGGGCTGATGAAGCGCGTTGGCCGTTGCATGGGATATCTTCAGGTAGCCGCTGAGATTGAAGCGCTGGCCAGTGGTGCTGATAAGGATGCAATTGTGCGGGAGGCTCTTCTTCGTGATTTTAATACTCCACCCTTTAAAAAAGTGCCGGCTTACTGGCTTCATCCGGGGCTGACTTATCTTAAAGTGCGTATTTAGTGGGCCAGGGACAGCGGCTGAATATTTAATATATCCATGAACACCAAAATCAAATACGGCCTGTCGGCTGCCGTTCTGGCGCTGATTGCCGCTGGTGCGTCTGCGCCTGACATTCTCGACCAGTTTCTGGATGAAAAGGAAGGTAACCACACCACGGCATACCGTGATGGCGCGGGTATCTGGACCATCTGCCGCGGTGCCATCCTGGTGGATAGTAAACCTGTCGTCCCGGGCATGAAGTTGTCGAAGGAAAAATGCGACCAGGTTAACGCCATTGAACGTGATAAGGCGCTGGAGTGGGTGGAGCGCAATATTAAAGTACCGCTGACCGAACCCCAGAAAGCGGGGATCGCGTCATTCTGTCCGTACAACATTGGTCCCGGTAAGTGTTTCCCGTCGACGTTTTATAGACGAATTAATGCAGGTGATCGAAAAGGTGCCTGCGAAGCGATTCGCTGGTGGATTAAGGACGGTGGCAGAGACTGCCGTATTCGCTCAAACAACTGTTACGGTCAGGTATTCCGTCGTGACCAGGAGAGCGCGCTGGCGTGCTGGGGAATCGACAGATAAGCAGAATATTTTGCTGAAAAATAAGGTTGGCCAACGCGGGCGGATAACACGAAGTCCTGCGAACTGGCGAAACCTAAGTGAATAAAAGTAAAAACCCCGTTTGTTGGCACCAAGCGGGGTTTTGTGTTTCTGACCTTGAGTAAGGCAAGGGAGAACATGGCGAAGTATAAACGAATTCTGTTGAGGTTGACCATGAAAAACGGCCTTGAACTGAAAGCGCCTGTAACTGATGACATCAGCAGAGCACTGGCTTTTGCCATTAAGTGGGTGGCGGTCGGTGTTGCTGTGTCCCCGATGCTGTATGGGCTGGCAAAACTGGTCATTGCGTTGAAATCGTGAAGGGAGGATTAAGCATGTCAGACAAACTCATAACGCTGGCGAAGATCCTCTGTGTAATTGTCGGCATTTCATTTTCACTAATGCTGGTTGCTCTTTTTCTTTCCATGGCCTGGATGATGTTGTCTTCGTCGGGGCTGCTGGGGTGAACATAAACCGAATGCTTTCCGCGTTTATCGTTATTCTGCTGGTGGCCTGTGGTGCGCTGTGGATGGCAACAGACCATTACCGTGATAACGCGATTACCTACAAAGCGCAGCGCGATAACAAAGCCAGTGAACTGAAGCTGGCGAACGCAACCATTACTGATATGCAGGTGCGCCAGCGCGATGTTGCTGCGCTCGATGCAAAATACTCGAGGGAATTAGCCGATGCGAGAGCTGAAAATGAAACTCTTCGCGCTGACGTTGCCGCTGGTCGTAAGCGCCTGCGGATCAACGCCACCTGTCCAGGCTCCGTGCGTGAAGCCCCCACCACCTCCGGCGTGGATAATGCAACCGGCCCCCGACTGGCAGACACCGCTGAACGGGATTATTTCACCCTCAGAGAGCGGCTGATGACGATGCACAAGCAACTGGAAGGGGCACAGGAATATATCCGTACTCAGTGCCTGAAATAAGTTTTGTTGATGCGCCGTATCGTCGCTGTATTCCCTCATTAACAGAGACCGCAGCCCGACAGGGAGACTCCTCTGCGCGAGTGTGCGGGGATAATCAAAAACGATACACACCGGGGTTTACCGTGTTAACGGAGCGCGGCGTTGTCCCCTCATAGTCGCCTGTCCGGTGCGATGGTGGAAGAAGCCGGATGTTTATCACTATTAATTGATGACACAGAAATGGATTCATTGAATTTCAGCACGTTTTTGTATTCGTGTTATTGAACATCTGTTTATTTTACTTTTAACATATTGATAATAAAAAGAGCTGTAAATCTTTAGATGAGTCGATTTTGTCCGGGGAAGTTCAAATGGATTTTATGCTGACGGTTTCTGGTGTGGTTATCCTGTCCATTGCTTATATTGCAGATAAATATGGCTGCCATTTGTTATCACGTATTGGCGCTTATTGTTCGTTGATGCTGATTTTCTCGTCGCTTTTTTTTGAGTAAGTTATATTAATTATAACAAATAATTTTCTGTGTTATTTTTTCAGGCTATCCCGTCAGAGGGGAAGCCTGTACTGCCGGGGAGCGAATGGAAAACTGATGTGTCCGGTAACTGCGTGTTCTGTGAACACCATGTTACTTAATTATGTAATTCATACCCGAATTCTCTGTTGACAGCCTTCTTCTGCAGGCTTCAATAACCCACGCTGAAAAGTTTCCTGAACCTTTCAGATCAAGAGCGATGTTAATTTGTTCAATCATCTGGTTTGGAAATCGGATGTTGCGGGTTGTTGTTCTGCGGGTTCTGTTCTTTGATGACATAATGTTTCCCCATATTCAGTGTTGCTGATTTGTATTATCTGAAGTTGCTTTTACGTTAATTTGACGCAGATCAATTAATACGATACCTGCGTCATAATTGATTATTTCTCGTGGTTTGATGGCGTACACACATGTTGTGATAAACCTTATATAGATGATAATCATTATCATTTCGTGGGTCCTTTCCGGCGATCCGACCGGTTACGGGGCGGCGACCTCGCGGGTTTTCGCTATTTATGAAAATTTTCCGGGAACCATGTCCGGTTTCTCTTCAAGTTAACTATATGAAAAATATAAAAACAGGTCTTCTGTGAACCGGACATGCGCAAAAAATGGACATGTAAACCGGACATGACCGGTTTTGTTGTGATTGTGAGGTGAGAGTTTTTGCGAGGTGAGGAGTGGCTACGCAGACTGAAGTTGCCAGGCATTTAAGTCTGACCGATCGCCAGCTTCGCAGATTGCAGAAATTGCCGGGTGCCCCGATATCGAATAAGCGAGGGCAACTGGATCTGGATGCCTGGCGCGATTTTTACATATCGTATCTGAGGAGAAGTAAAAACGATGTGCCTGATGGCGATAGCGAAGACGACTATGAGGAAAAATTGCTTATTGCCAGATGGGAACTGACAGCAGAACAGGCTGTTACACAGCAGTTAAAAAATGAGGTGTCAAAAGGAAAACTGATTGACACCGGATTCTGTATTTTTGCCCTCAGTAAGCTGGCAATGGCGTTATCCAGTACGCTTGATTCCATCCCTTTATCCATGCAGCGACAGTTTCCTGATTTAACACCGCGCCATCTTGACCATCTGAAAACCCTTATTGCGAAGGGGGCAAATCAGTGTGCGCGGGCAGGGGATAAATTACCGGATTTACTCGATGAATATATCAGAGCAACAACTGAATAATATGATGAGTGCTGTCACAACAGCATTACAGCCCCTGATAAGGGCATTGCCGGTGACGCCAGTTGAATGGGCTGATCAAAATTATTATCTGCCGAAAGAATCTTCATATGGTGAGGGAGAATGGAAAACGCTGCCATTCCAGATCGCCATTATGAACTGTATGGGTAACGACCAGGTTCGCACGGTTAACCTGATTAAATCTGCCCGTGTTGGCTATACAAAGATGTTGCTGGGGGTGGTCGGGTATTTTATTGAGCATAAATCCCGAAACAGTCTGCTTTTTCAGCCCACGGATTCTGCCGCTGAAGATTT